ATGTATGATATTACACCTATTATAGGTGATATAAATTGGTATTCAAATATCAATCAACTAGGGCAACGAATGGAATTTTCTATAGCTTATAATGATACTAAACATTTTCCGATTAATCCGTGTGATATTGGGAATTTGATGATATTAAAAAATGGTAGTAATGAAATATTTAGAGGTGTAACAATTACTGAAAGTAAAAATGGTAGAAGTCCGATTGTTTACAATTGTTTCGATTATGCTTTTTACTTAAATAAAAGTAAAGCAATATATCAATTCAATAAAGCATCTGCAAAGCAGGCTATAACAATAATATTAAATGATTTTAATGTTCCTATAGGTAATATTGTTGAGATACCTACTATCATTAGTCATATTTATATTAATCAAGAAGTAAGTGAGATTATTAAGGACATACTTAATCAAGCTGAGAAAGACCAAAGTAAAAAATATAGAATGGAAATGAGAGCAGGTAAGCTATATATAGAAAATCAAGAAAGTTTAGTAATTAAAGCAACTTTTAAACTGGCAAGTAATTTATCTGAGAATAACGCAATAGATGCTATTGGAGATGCAACAAGGACGAGAAGTATTGAAGATATGAAAAACTCAATACAGTTAATCTATGATGATAAAATAATAACTAGTTTAAAAGATGAAGGACTTATTAAACAATATGGACTATTACAAGAAATACAATCGATAGATGAAAAAGATGTTGCTCAAGCTAAAAATATAGTGAAAAATCTATTGAAAGAGCTTGGTAAAATATTTGAAGAAAATAGTATCTCGTTACTAGGAGATGACAGAGTAAGATCAGGAAGAATAATCGAAATAAACGAGCCTGTTACAGGAATGAAAGGACAATATTTAATTGAAGATTCAGTTCATAATGTTGCGGGTGGTATTCATAAAATGACTTTAGGATTGGGTGTGATATAAGTGGATGGAATTAGTGAATTAGCTAGTATGCTTAAAAAAAGAGATAATCCTAGTTATTTGGGAATTACAATAGGTAAAATTATTACACCACCACCAAACACGAAAATACAGTTAAATGAGAAAGTTATATTAGAAAACGATAGACTAATCTTTTCTGCTCACGTATTGAATGGATATAAGAGACAATTTCAAAGTCAAAGTAGTGGAGAAATTATTACTAAAACACCACCTAGTCCTATTTCTTATAGTAATTATACTGTATTAGAGTCATTAGCCAATAATGGAGAGTTGACTCTTACAGATACACTTAAAGTAGGTGATGAGGTTATTTTAGTACCTACATCAAATGAGCAGAAGTATTTTGTTTTAGATAAGGCGGTGATGTTATAGTGTTTCCAGAGTTATCAGAATTAGAATTTGAGAATTTTAGCCAACAACAGGATTTATCTAAAATAGGTAAGTCTTTTTTATTTGACTTTAAAAAAGGTGATTTTGTTTTAAAAGATGGTAAGTTAGTTACTGTTGAAGGTGTTGAGGCATTAAAGATATGGATTGAGAAAACATTAAGAACTGAAAAATATAGATTTAAAGTATATGAAGATACCGACTATGGGATAACTTTAGAAGATTTAATAGTAGGATATGATTATTCTCAGAGTTTTATTGAAGCAGAAATCAAAAGAGAAGTTACTGAAGCATTAACTAAACATCCGATGATTGAATCTCTAGTAAATTGGAAAATTGAAAAAGATAATCCAACTTTGAAGATTTCATTTAAAGTAAATTTAATTAATGGCACTAACTTCGCACAGGAGGTGAATTTCTAGTGTTTGAGAGTAATACAAATCTAAAGTTACATAATGAAATGTTGCAAGATATAAGTAATGAATACGATAAAACCTCGGGAGAATTTATTTATGATGCTACTAGACCCGCAGCAATCAAATTTGAAAAAGCATATAAAGACTTAGACATTGTGGTTGATATGTTCGATTTAGAGAATCTTACTGGTCAAGAATTAGAAAAAAGAATCCGTCAAAGGACAGGACAAACAAGAAAAGAAGCTACTTTTTCAAATGGGATAGTTAGGGTTAAAGGTAATGGAATAGTTAGTATTAATGACTTGTTTGAAACTGAAGGTGGTATTCAATTTAGACCTATTGAAACTATTACAATAGTTGGTGAGGGATTTGTTAACATACAATGTACGATTGCAGGGACTATAGGGAATGTACCATCTAATCAAATTAGGTATATACCAATTACTATTGCAGGAATTACAGAGGTTACTAACTTAGAACCTACTAAAGATGGATTTGAAGCTGAAAGTGATAAAGAATTACTTCAGAGATATTATGAAAGGATTCAAACTCCTGCAACTTCAGGCAATAAAGCACACTATAAAAACTGGGCAAAAGAAGTACTAGGAGTAGGAGATGCTAAGGTATTTCCACTTTGGAATGGTGATAACACTGTAAAAGTAGTTGTAATTGATGCTAATAAACAACCTGCAAGTGTTGAGTTAGTTGAAACAGTCCAAAATTATATTGATCCTAATATTTCTGGACTAGGTAAGGGTGAAGCACCGATTGGAGCTTTTTGTACAATTGCAAGTGCTTTAGGAAAAGAAGTTAATATTGGATTTACAGCTGTTAAAGATAGTGCATATACAAATGAACAGATACTAGATAATGTTAGAAGCAAGATAGTACAATACTTTAAAGACATAGCATTTGTTGAAGATTATGTGAGTTATGCGATTATTGGTAGTTTAATATTACAATCTGAAGGTGTACAGGATTATTCAAGTTTAACCGTTAATGGTGGCACTAGTAATATCACAATTGAAAATGAAGAGGTAGCAGTATTAGGGGAGGTAGTTATCAGTGGATAAGATGATAAATTACCTTCCTATTTTCATGCGTAAATCTGAAATATTCAATGACATATTCAATGCAGAAGAAAAGCAATTTCAATTCATTGAAGCTAATATTGATGATATTAAAAAACAATTAAATGTTGATACTGCAACTTGGGGTTTGGCAATCTATGAGAAAGAGTTAAAGATTAAAACTGATTTATCTAAGCCACTTGCAGAGAGAAGAAGTGTTATAAAATCTAAAGAACGTGGAACTGGAAAGGTTGATGCCAAACTAATACAAATAGTAGCAGAAGCCTATTCAAATGGCGAGGTAATTGTTGATTTCAATGGTATTATAATAGTTAGATTTGTAGGTACTAGGGGTATTCCACCTAACTTACAAGACTTAGAAAAGACAATTGAAGAAATAAAACCTGCCCATTTACCATTTATATTTGAATTTTCTTATCTTACATGGAATGAATTTGATAATTATAACAAGACATGGGACGAGTGGGATTTATTAAATCTTACATGGGACGAATTAGAAATTTATAAAGAGGTGATATAATGCCCAGTGAAAATAAAACGCCTAATATTGGTCTAAACCAATGGCAAGGAAATGAAAATGTAAAAAGACAAGACTTTGTTGAAGATAATTTAATAATTGATGAAGCATTAACACAATTAGAAATTAAAAGTGGTGATCTGAACTTATTAACTACAGAAAATAAAACATCTCTAGTTAGTGCTATTAATGAAGTAAATTCCAAAGAGGTTGATTTGACATCTGTTAATGAAAGAATTGACGAAAATGTCAATCAAATAGGAATTCTATCTGATGAGCTTACGACGCATAAGGCAGAACAGATGCCACATGTTTTTATAGACAATACAACTGAAAAAACTTACAGATATGGAATAGCGATGCAAGATGGAACTTTAGGGATTATTTACGAGGAGGTTGTTTAGATGCCAGAATTTTTACCATTCAGCAAAGCGGTTGATTGGAGTACAAAAACACCACTGTTTTTAGGAAGAGAAGTAGATACTTACGACCCTCCAATTGACTATAAGGATGTAAGTGGTTTAACTATTCCCTCAGCGCAAGCAGGAAAAGGGTTAGCATATTCATTAGATGGAATGTATATGGCTGTTACTACAGGAACGAACTCTCCATACTTATATATTTATAAGAGAGTTAGTGAGGGAGTGTTTATTAAGTTAGACAATCCAACTGAACTACCTCCTTCTGGTACTAATGGTGTTGCACTTTCCCCTGATGGTACATATTTGGTAGTTACACATAATACTAGTCCATTTATTACTATGTATAAACGTAGTGGGGATACTTTTACTAAACTAGCCATCAGTGGTACACCATCCACTGCTTATGGGTGTGAGTTTTCATCTGATGGAGTATATTTATCAGTAGCACATGCAAATAGTCCTTATATAACTATATATAAACGTAGTGGAGATACTTTTACTAAATTATCAAATCCATCTATTTTACCTAATGGGGCAGCGTTAGGCTGTAGCTTTTCAGCAGATGGCATTTATCTTAGCGTAGCTTCTAATACTAGTCCATTTATTACTATGTATAAACGTAGTGGAGATACTTTTACTAAACTAGCTGACCCTAGTATATTGCCAGATGGGTCTGCCAAGGATTGTAGTTTTTCAGCCGATGGTGTTTATCTTGCAGTAGCTCATGACGTGGGTGTGGTGACAGTGTATAAGAGAAGTGGTGACACTTTTACCAAACTAGATTTTCCAGTTGCGTGGGTTGCAACAACACCATATCCGTATGCATGTGCATTTTCACCTGATGGAAATTATTTAGCAATAGGGGGTCAAAATATTAGTCCTACCTTCTTGATGTTTAAGAGAGATGGAGATACTTTTTCTCCATTAACTTCAGTAGCCCGTATTTTCAGTGTGGTATACGGAATGAAATTTTCTCCAGACAGTGCTTTTATTGCTATAGCCCATAACGGCACTCCCTATATTAGTTTACTAAAGGGTAGTGGTGAATTACCTTATCTACAGGCAGAGGTAATAGGCAGTGGCTATTTATGCAGTCTACCTCCAGGAACGTATAGACTTACAGTGGATGGGGCATTGAAACCTTGGGAGATTAGAACTGAAGATACAGAGGTTAATTTATTTCCATTTAGATTCAATACATCTGTTAAAGTATCTTCTTATACTCCAGCAGACCAATTCAAGACACAAGCAATGGTGGTGTTAGACTAATGGAAAAACGTGTAATAAGTGTGGAAAATGGTATTGAAACAGTAGAAATAACTAGTGATAGTGGTAAAAAACATATCGTAAAGCAGCCTATCAGAAATACAGTGGTTAAAAAAACTAAGATAACAACAGCAGAATTGCTGGCAGAAGAAACATTGTTAGAAACAAAGTACCAAACTGTATTGCTAGAAATGATGATGTTATAGAAAGGGGATATATTATGAGTGCATATCAATTATTGAAAAGAGCAATAGAAAGAAGTAATGGAAGTAATAAAGAGGATTTAACTAAAAAAGCTAATACATTTTATTTTGCAGGTCAATTAACTGAAGAAGAATATATGGAGTTAATTGGCTTAATTAATGCGTTATAGGAAATTAATGCGACATAAACCAATATTACAATAGAATTTGCATTTTATCGAGAAATCGAGGTCTACACCCATTGCAATTACTAGGGTGTATTTTTAGTTTTTGGGGAATATGGTGAGTTTGGAGGAGATTCATCGTATTCCTTTTTATTATGTAACTTTTTCATCAATCTATGCCCCGCAATATCTAACTCTATGTTATAATG